TTACAACTAACTATCTATGCCGCTTAAATGACGACTTAGTTATGACCAATTATGCCCTTGTTGAAATGCAAACCTTACATGAGCCCATTTGGGAATTTGTAGGATTGGAAGATGCTCGTTTGGTTCAATGGAACGGCAAATACTTTTTAATTGGCGTTCGCCGCGATACAACAACTAATGGTGTTGGGCGCATGGAATATAGCCAAATTGACCTAAACAAATCCGACTGGACTGTTAAAGAAATACATCGCAAGCGAATTGCAGCTCCCGGGGCTGATGACTCATACTGCGAAAAGAATTGGGCACCCGTATTAGACAAACCATACACTTTTGTAAAATGGACAATGCCTACTGAAGTTGTTTATTGCAACCCATTTGGCGATACAACCGAACAACTGTTCTTACGCCAGACGCCACAAGCGCCAGCTGATCAACGCGGCAGTTCGCAAATTATTGAGTGGGGCAATATGTATATTTGCATTACGCACGAAGTAAATCTATTTAAGAATTACCTTGCGCAAAAAGATGCTATCTACCGCCATCGCCTAGTTATTTGGGATAAGCAATTCAATTTTGCGGGCATGTCCGAGCCATTTAGTTTCTTAGATGCCCGTGTAGAGTTTGCCGTTGGTGCGGCTAAGCGTGGGGAAGACCTGTTAATAAGTTTTGGCTTCCAAGATAATGCCGCATTTGTACTCCGCGTACCAAAATTGGTAGTAGAAGATATTATTGTAGAGGCACTGAACTATGAACATTGAAAACTTGGTAGTTGAACTATCCCGTGACCCGTTTAATCCTGGCCTTAACTTTGATGTGGCAGAGGAATATCTGCGCTTAAATCAAACAGCAAGCGCCGTATCATTTTATCTACGATGCGCTGAATATAGTGATGGCGTAAATGCTAAAGCATATGCTTCGTTATTGCGCATGGCTCAATGTTTTGAAAATCAAACTGGAAGAGAGCACTCGGTAAGCGGTTGTTTATTGCAAGCGCTTGCCTATGATGATACCCGCCCTGAGGCATATTTTAAGTTGTCGCAGTTTTATGAAAAGGCTGGAAACTGGCAAGAGGCCTACACCTTTGCCGCTCTTGGCCTTGGTTGGGTCCACGACTCAGAACCGCTACCCGCTGATTTGGGTTATTACGGCGGGTATTGTTTACATTTTCAAAAGTATATTGCCGCTTGGTGGATAGGCAGAAAAGATGAGTCTGTTGCAGGGTTAAAAGTTTTATCCGCATTGGGCATGCATCCGATTTATAAAGATGCAGTTGCTAATAACTTGGAGAGGTTAAATGCTTTGCTTTGATATTGGTGCAAACCGAGGAGACTTTACCCTTGCCGCATTAAATAAAGGTTATCGTGTAATCGCACTAGAACCAGCGCCGCGCGTATTTGGAGAATTAGTGCGCAACTTTATCTATAACCCTAACGTTGAGCCACTCAAATTTGCGGTTAGCAGCTCAGACTATGAGCGAGTAGAGTTTTTTGAAGCCGAAGAAGATGGGCTATCCACGCTAAACCATGAGTGGTTAACCAATGAAGCGATGCCATATGCAGGTAAACCGTACCGCGTGGTTGCTGCAACAACTATTACTTTAGATACTTTGGCCGTTAAATATGGCACACCCGATTTAATTAAAATAGATGTAGAGGGCGCAGAGTGGTCGGTCTTTAAAGGGTTAAGTTCCAAGATGGGAACTATTGCCTTTGAGTGGACTTTAGAAACTATGGCCGAACACCAACTGCAACTTGAATACTTGCTACAACATGGATACACCGAAGTTGGTCCGCAATACATAGAGCATCATTGCCAGGAGCCCAATACCTATTATAAGCTTTCAACCTTTGACCTAAATGCATGGCATGAAGGGTCTAAGGAAGCTTGGGAACGGGAAAACTGGAAAACGTCAAACTTACGACCTACAGCCGATGTAGGTATGTTATGGGTTAGATAGTTTAAACTATAAATTTAATTTAATTTTCTAATAAAGTTTGATTAAAAAGTTTAAAATTACCGCCGCACTCACAGGAGGTTACTATTTGATCCAAACTTTCCTTTCGTTGTTCTATATATCCTCGCCCACAAGAGTCGCACTTGTATTCATAACGTATTGTCATTTGTTTTCTCCTTAGTAATATAAATAAAGTATTCCTGCGCCACCTGCGCCACCTGTTTCTCCATTATGTGATCCACCCCCGCCGCCGCCACCTAAGCCACCAGCCCCCCCTTTATTAAGTACAGCGTTAGACCCCGATGAAACATAACCTGCACCACCGCCACCTGCTGAAGTAGAATATAATGTAGCAGTTCCGCCGGATGTGTATGTTCCAGTATTTGTGTTATTTACGGTAAATTGTGTGCTTGTAGATGATGCTATTGTTGCACCAACTAAGTTGGCCGTTGTAAACCCTAGAATTCCAGTAATAGTAACTATTTGTCCGGCAGAATAACTATTTGTTGCCGTGTAAGTTATTACTGATCCCGACCCAACTGCATTGGTAATTGTTGCCGCTGTAGTTGACCCCGTACCGCTTGCTCCTGCCCCCCCAGAACCACCTAAACCGCTTCCACCAGCAGCGCCTGTACCAAGTCCCGTTGTTTGTGCGCTTGCTCCGCCTCCGCCAATTAAACCGCTGCCGCCTATTCCACCAGTTACAGTTCCTGTTGCACTAGTGCCTACGCCACCGCCACCACCTGAAACACCGGGTCCGCCAGCCAAACCAGTTGAAGTACCGGTTCCCCCACCACCTGCGCCATACCCAGGTCCAACAGTACTTACGCCGTACACACCACCAGGAGCTCCCGTATAACTTTGAGCACCAGCACTACCGCTAAACGATCCACCGCCTCCCCCGCCACCGCCTACTGAAGCTATAATACTAAATGTTGATGATGACCCGCTTCCAGAACCACCACCACCTCCACCACCAATAACTTGACCATAAATAGTTGACCCGCCGGATGAACCGTATGAGTTAATGGTGGATACTGAACCGCCGTTACCTACTACACAAACGTTAGAAGCATAAGTCCATCCAGCGCTAAACCCACCACCCCCGCCACCAGCGCCATTTGTTCCACCACCACCTTGACCACCACCACCAATACAAACTGCATAAACTCTTTTTATTTCATTTGGAATAGTCACAGAACCACTTGAAGTAATTGTTTGTTGTAAGTTAAGTCCATAAGGGGTATCGTTAAATGAAGAATTAGATTGAATGCTTATGCTCATTACGTTCCCTTAGTAGTAAAGATAAAGTATACCATTACCACCATCTCCACCTTTATTTGTAGCAAATCCGCCACCACCACCACCACCGCCTAATCCACCTGCCCCACCTATAGTAGTTAAAGCGCTTCCGCCAGATACATAAGTAGTAGTGGTCGTTCCCGCCACCGTAAATTGAGTAGAAGAGGCCGTTGTTATTACGCCACCTATATTATAAGCAGATGGGTTTACGCCTGTTATTACAACATATTGATTAACATTAAAAGTGTTATTTGCGGTGTAAGTTATTACCGTTCCCGAGCCTGTAACGTTTGTAATTGTTGAGGTGTTTAATACTTGACTGTTACCGGCAGAAACAAATCCAGCGCCACCACCACCAGCGCCACCACCACTACCAGATCCACCTGCGCCACCTTTTCCAGTGCCTCCAGAACCACCTGAACCGTTTGACTGCCCGGCGCTAGCAACCCAACCCGAACCACCACCTCCGCCTATTAAACCACTACCGCCGGAAGAGCCAGAATTACCTATAGATAAACTATTTGAGCCCCCACCACCTGAAACACCATCTCCACCTGCCGAACCCGCAGGATAAAGTAGCCCGTTTCCGCCAGCAACCGCAGGTCTAGAAGCCGAATTAATTGTGCCTCCTGCTCCAGCAGGCGAACCAGTAAAGCTTCTACCTGACACTGTTGATGCTCCTTGACTTGAAGAACCACCAGATGCGCCGCCAATAGCCCCGGCACCACCTGTCCCACCACCATTACCCCCAGCGCCACCGCTACCAGCTACTATTATTCCGTAAACTGTTTCTCCGGATGATTGTGATGCTGCAACTCCTAAAGTTGAACCAATTTGGCCAGCACCAATTTGACAAGTAGTTGCTGGAAACGTCCACCCCATTGATAACCCACCACCACCGCCACCACCGTTTGGTAATGTAGAGTTTACCGCACTAGCGGAACCACCACTGCCGCCGCCACCAATACAGATAGCCCATACGCGAGTAATACCGCTAGGGATCGTTACTGATCCGGAAGATGTAATTGTTTGTTGTAAAAGTAATCCGTATGGCGAATCGGTAAATTGAGGATTATCATAAAAAGTTGCGCTCATTTATTTTCCCATCTTAATAAAAAAGATAAAGTATTCCTGCGCCACCTGCGCCACCTGTTGCACCGCCACCACCGCCTCCGCCACCTAGGCCTCCATTACCACCGACCGTAGTTGTAGCATTGCTTCCGTTTCCAGCAATACCAGCACCGCCGCCACCAGCGCCATTAGTGTTAGTTCCAGAAGTACCTGACCCGCCAGTATAAACACTGCCTGTAAATATATTTAACCCATTACCTCCTGCACCACCAGTACGAGTACCAGTAGTAGTTGACGCACTACCTCCACCCCCACCTATTAGCCCTGAACCACCCGTTCCTCCAGTATTGGTTTGTGAACCCGAACTAGAGTTTAATGCCCCACCGCCACCAGAAATGCCATTACCGCCGTTGCCGCCAAACCCTACGGTTGAAGCGGTATTAAATGCAGCACCTCCCCCGCCCGAAACACCATCTCCACCATTGAAACCTAGGGTGGTAGATCCAGCAACACCCCCAGGCATACCTAAAAAGTTTGTACCCCCAGCGCCGGTTACCGCACTACCCCCACCGCCACCACCGCCGCCAGTTTGACCAGGAGTAGTAGAATTAGCTGGGCCTCCAGAACCGGCAAAAAGATGACCATAACGTGTATAGCCTGCGCTTGCTGCAATTACGCAAGTTGTATCAGCAAATGTCCAACCCCAAGTCAACCCGCCCGCCCCTCCACCGCCACCAGCAGCGCTAACGCCACCCGCAGCACCCCCACCAGCAAGAATCGCATAAACAAAATTAATACCATTAGGGATTGTTACTGATGTCCCAGATGAGATTGTTTGCCGTAATTGCAATCCGTATGGGAGAATTAAAGAAGTAAACCCATTGGGTGTAAATTTATTTGAAGATGGAAACCAAGAAGATACTTGTGACCCTGACTCACCATTTCGTTTATTATTTATCATAAGTTTTCTTTAATAACATAGGTAAATTAATCCACCGCCACCCGTACCAATTGACGGGTTTATAAGAGTTATACTAACTCCACCTGCGCCACCACCTAAACCACCAATACCTGGTCTACCCGCAGTTCCGCTTAAGATGCCGTCACCAGCAATGCCGGCACCACCACCACCTCCAGCCGTTGTGTTTGATGAGTTACCTGCACTTCCAGTATAAATTGTGCCATCTATCCCACAACCATTTCCACCATTTCCGCCAACTGTAGTTCCAGCAGTTACACTAACGCCACCGCCAGATCCACCAACAAACCCATTACCGCCATTACCACCAGTAAAAGTAGTGCCCGCGCTATTGCCCGCGCTTATTGATTGACCGTTTCCGCCTGAAATTCCATTACCACCATTTAATCCTGTTGTAGCAGTTGTTGTATTTGTAATACCCCCACCACCGCCAGCACCATTAAATACAACAGTACCCGATGCAGAAGTTACAGCGCCCCCGGGCTGTCCCCAATAATTTATTCCAGCGCCAAGGGCAGAAGTACCTCCGCCACCTAATGTGGCAAGACTTCCAGCCATAATATGCCCATAGCGAGTATACGTTCCCGCAAGGGTTGCTCCAGAACCAGTAGGCATTCCTATTACATAATTTGAACCCGCTAAAGCCCAACCTGTTGTTAGTCCTCCTGAAGATCCAGAAGAACCAGCACCAACACAAACTGCCCATAACCAAGTAACTTTACTAGGAATAATCGGAGAAGTAGTTAATACCGCAGTGCCACCTGTACTTAAAATTGATAGCGCACTATTAATAGTAAATTGCGTAGTTGTAGCAGAAGCGACCGTGTAACTTCCAGTAGTAATGGCGGAATCAATCGTTACTGTTTGTCCAGCAATAAATCTATTTTGAGCAGTAAAAGTAATTACAGACCCAGTAGTTGTTGCATTAGTAATAGCAGTTGAGTGAAGGGTGTGTCTAACAGGTAATCCATGAGGATTAAGAATAGGAATCTTTGGCGCTTGCGTTACCGTAACTTTATTAGATAAAGGAAACCATTCCGAAACTTGCGATCCAGGCTCACCACGTTTAATTGGAATAGCCATTAAGCAATCCTGTTTACGTAACCGCTTACTGTGATAACGCTAGCCGTACCCGCATAAGCGCGAATTACGTTACCCGCCGAACCCGTACCAGATAAAATTAATCCTGGTACTATGAGGGTTAATCCAGATAAAGACGGAATTGTAATTTTAATATCATCATCCGGAGAAGTTGTTCCGCCATATTGAATGGTCAAAGCAACTGCTGCGCTAGATGAGTTATAAGCATATAACCAAATTTCATCATAAACGGAAGCAGATGTTACCGTGGTATGAATTGTAGTACCGGCAGAAGCCGTAGCAACTACAGTAATTGGAGACCCGTCAGCTTGCCCCGATAACGGTACCTTTGTATATGTTGCCATTGTCTTCCCTTATCCAAATACTTGTTGAGAAATAACGCTTTGGTCTGAGTCGTATACAGATACATTTATTGGGCCTTGCACCCCAATAGTTCCTTGTGTACCTTGAACGCCAGTTGTTCCTTGTAACCCTAGAGTAGTAGAGGTCGCTTGCCAAGCATATCCTGTCCAAGTCCATTTTCTAGACCCAAGGGTATAAACGTCTCCTATCGTAGGGGAGCTTGGAAAATCAAAAGGCATACGTTTAGTTTACCATGTTTTTTAACGTTACCTTTATATATCCTTTGTTTTAGTTTAATTATTATGTCCAAGAACCGCTGAAGGCTACCGTGTCGGTTCCAAATGGTGTTAAACGAATATACGAACCTGCCGCAGTTTGAGTAGGTGAAGAACCTGGGGCAGTAGAAAACGCAATTTGCGGAATAATAGTTCCAGATGCGTTAGTTCTTAACACGCCTTTTACTTGGAAAGGGTTGGCAACTGCCTGTGAAGTGGTTGTGTACATATTTCCACCTGTTGCGGCAGTCCATACAAGATGGCGAGCCGTTCCAGCCGTTCCAGCAGTTGTTTGTGGTGAATAAATAGTTTGGAAAGCGGCGGAAGTAAATGTTGCCGTACCGCCAAAGTTAAAGTTTAATAAAAATGAGTTACCCGCACCTGTTGTAATAATGTTTGCAACTATTTCAAATAAATAACTTGTATTAGCCGCAACAGTAAATGCACCGTTAGTAGTTGCGTTAAACATTGCTTGGTTACCAGTTGCCGAAGATAAAGTTTTAGCAGTTGAAAGTATTTCAAAATAAGATAAATCAACTACCGCGCGACCTGGAACCGTGCTTGGTGTTTGATACCAAACGCGACCATCAAATTCAAACGCCCCTGCTACTGGGCTAGTGATCGGGCCACCCGCAACATATACTTCAGGAATTACAGTAGTAGAACCAGTTGCTAAAGTTAATTGACTGGTTAAAGTTCCGCCCGTAAAACTTCCGCCACCTGTTGCGCCCTGAACACCCGTTGTTCCTTGCGTTCCAGTAGTACCTTGCGTTCCAGTACCAGTTAATCCTTGAAGTCCAGTTGTACCTTGTATACCAGTTGTACCTTGCGCGCCAGTCGTACCCTGAGTGCCTGTAGTTCCCTGTGAACCGTTAGTTCCGTTTGTTCCCGATGTACCTTGCGCGCCTGTTGTGCCTTGTGACCCGTTAGTTCCGTTAGTACCTGATATACCTTGCGGCCCTGTAAGTCCTTGAAGCCCCGTTAATCCCTGTAATCCAGTTAATCCTTGCAAACCAGTAGTGCCTTGGCTACCTGTTGTTCCTTGCAAACCAGTAGTACCTTGAGAACCTGTTGTTCCCTGTGTGCCTGTCGTTCCTTGGGTTCCTGTGGTTCCTTGAGAACCAGTAGTTCCAGTTGTTCCTTGTGCGCCGTTAGTGCCGTTAGTACCGCTAACTCCCTGTGTGCCAGTTGCGCCTTGTGTTCCTGTTGTTCCCTGCGCACCATTAGTTCCATTTGTGCCGTTAGTACCTTGAGAACCTGTAATGCCCTGTAATCCAGTTATTCCCTGAGTTCCAGTAAACCCTTGAAGACCTAAAGTTCCCTGTATGCCTGTTGAGCCTTGTGTTCCAGTCGCACCCTGAATACCTGTAGTTCCTTGCGCACCGTTAGTACCGTTTGTACCGCTAGTACCCTGAGAACCTGTTGTTCCAGTTGTTCCTTGGATACCTGTTGTACCAGTTGTGCCTTGCGAACCAGTAAATCCTTGCAGACCAGTTGAGCCTTGCGCACCAATAGCGCCTTGCAAACCAGTTGTACCTTGATTACCTTGTGTGCCTTGTGTACCTGTTGAGCCTTGTGTGCCGTTATTTCCCTGAAAACCTTGTATGCCTTGCGTTCCTTGGGCACCCACGTAGCCACTAGCGGAAAGTTCTACCCATTGATAACTATTACCATCATAGATATATGTGTATTCAGAGCCAGAGTTAGAGTCAATCCAAATGTCATTTACTAGTGGTGAGAGTGGTGGTGATGTTGAAATAGTGACTGGTATAGGTGGCCCTTGCACACCCTGAGTGCCTTGAGCACCTAAGCCCCCTTGTACACCTTGAATCCCCTGTGTCCCTAAACCAGTAATGCCTTGAACTCCCGCAGTTCCTTGAGTTCCTAAAATACCTTGTGAACCTGTAATACCTTGATTGCCCGTAAAACCTTGTATGCCTATAGAACCTTGTGTGCCGTTATTTCCCTGAATACCGATTGAACCCTGTATGCCTTGGTTACCTGTAGTCCCCTGCGTTCCTACGTTTCCTTGAATACCAGTTGTACCTTGGCTTCCTACTGTTCCTTGCGAGCCTGTAAACCCTTGAGATCCTGTAGTACCTTGAACACCGCTAGCAAATGTAATAAGAACGAGCGGGTGGTTATCCGCGTAACCAGTAGTTCCGGTTCCCCCAGAAGTAACAAGGTTAACTGGGAGCTTAATATAACTATTAGTAATAACTATGGCATTTGCACTTAATTTAAATGTTTGATAATTATTAGAATCGTTTTCATCTTGAATAATAATTGTGTCATTTGTTTTTAAAATATCTAAAAACACATCAATATCAACACCTATACTTGTAAGGTGATTTACGTAAATAAATGTTGCACTCGTTTGTGTAGTGTTATTCCAAACTAGATCACCTGAAGGTGGTTGGGCGTCGGCTTGTGTAGTTGTATTAGCTAAGTAGTTGTAATAACTAGATGAAGTGCCGCTTGCGCCAACAACACCTTGCGTACCTTGAATACCAAATGTACCTTGAATACCAATAACGCCTTGTGTACCTTGTGCTCCATTGATTCCTTGAAAACCTTGCGTACCTACATTACCTTGAACACCCTGAACACCAATTACACCTTGAGTACCAGTAACCCCTTGCGCACCTTGTACACCTTGAATGCCTATAGAACCCTGAGTACCTATAGAGCCTTGAACACCCGTAAATCCCTGAACGCCATTGGTTCCCGAAATACCTTGAGCACCTGTTGTGCCTTGAACGCCAAGACCTTGTGTACCTTGTATACCAGTTGTGCCT